TAAAAAATATAAGAATTATAAAAATATTGAAAAAGAATATCAACCATTAATTGTTTTAGTTAATAGTGTTTATAAAGAATTAGAAACAAAAACTGAAGACGAAATATTAAATAATAATATACCATTACATTTTTTTATAAATAAATCATTTTTAAATGTAAATTAGTATAAATTAATATAAATTAATATAAATTAATTTAATAAATGTTCAACATCTATTTCTGTATTAACATCTACTTTTCTAATTAATAAAAACTTTTTATCTCTTATTTCATCAATTGCCTTATTTGTAATTTTGTTTCATATTTAAGTATAAGCCTAATACTATATTTACAATAGAAAATAAATAAAATATATTGAAAATAAAAAAAATAGTAATAAAATTAAATACAACTATTCAAAAATTAAATCCTAAATCTCATTGTATAATCTTTGTATATCCGTTTTCATCTTTTTGTAATCCAATAATAATATCACTATTTTCTTTTATTTGTGTAAGATGGCTAATTGTTAATATAAAATCAAATTTTGTTTTTAAATAATCTAATATTTGTCCTACATTATTAATATTATGTGTATCAAATGCTGAAAAACCTTCATCTATTGCTAAAAAGTTAATTTTAGGTAAATTAGACATATCTAACAAAGCAATTCTTATTGCTAAACTTGATATAAAACGTTCAAACCCACTACCATTATTAATTAAAATATATCTATTTTCTTTTGAACTATTTTTATTTTTTAAATAATTTAAACTTGTATTTGTTTTATTCATATTATAAATAGGTCTATCTAGATAAATATCTATTTTATTATCAGAAATATCAAATTTAATTGTAAAGTCAGTAATAATTGTTAATAAATCATTTACTTTCTTCTCTAATAAAGGTTGTATTTTATTAAGTAATATATAGGGTAATTGTTTCATAGATTTTTTATATACGTCATAAAGTTTTAAATTTTTTTCTATTGCTTTATATTCGGCAAGGTCTTTCTTAATTTGTTCTAATAATGCTGTATATTTTGTAATATTATTATTTTCAATAGTATATTGTTTATCTACTTCTTCTAAAACTTCTTCAAATTCGGCTAATTCGGTTTTTACTAAATTAATTTCTTTCTGTATGCTATTATTATTTTCAATATGGTCTCTATAATTTTCAAATTTAAGTAATAATTCTTCTTTTTGTTTCATTTCTATTTCTATAAACTTAATTTCTTTTTCTAAATTTTCATAGGTATTTATTAATTTTTGTGTTTTAATTAAGGTTTCATTTTTTTCTTGATTTGTGTTAATGCGAGTTTCATAGTTACTGCGTTTTACTTTATTGGCTTCTAATTCATTATTAATATTATAATTATCTTCTACATTTAAAATATCATTTTCTATATGTTCTAGTTTAGTTTGATATTGATTTTGTTTTTGATCTAGTTCTTTAATTTGTGTATCTAGAATAGTTATTTCTTTTAATTCATTTTTTAATTTTGAATTTAATAATGTAAGTTCTTTTTGTTGATTTTTAATCTCTTGGTCATTTGAATTTGTTTTATAAGTTTCTATTTCTTTAGATACAAAATAATCTGTTGCTCTCTTTTTATACTGTTTGTATTCTGGTGTATCGCACAGTTTTGTATAATTTTGATTTATTATTGTCTCTGGGGTGATTAGTGTTAATGAACTAATCCATTTACATAAATATTTTTTATATTTAGTTTCATTTTCCTCTAATGTTTTAGGTTCTATTAATTTATTAAATTCTTCAGGTAATTTAATTAATGTTTTTTCTAGTTCTAGAATAGTTTCATTATTAACAGTTATTTTTTTTTCTTTTTCTTTTAATAATAGTATTTGTTTATTTAGTGTTTCTATTTTATATTTATTTTTTATTAATCTATCTTTATATTTATCTTTTAATTCATTTAAATAAGTTTTAGAATTGTCTATCTCATCAGGAATTGTAATATGACTTGGTTTTCTAGATTTATATAATTCTTCATTAGACTTTTCTAGTAATCTTATTTTTTTATTAGTATCTTTAATGATTACACTATTATTTTCTTCTTCTTCTTTTAAGTATAGTATTAATTCTTCTAAGTTTAGTGTTGTAGTGTCATTTTCATTATTATTATTGTCAGTATTTTTATAAATACTATCTTTTAATTTCATTCTTTCTTTTTTATTACTGTCAAGTTTATCATTTAAATTTTCAAATTCTATTTCAGTATCTTCTTTATTATATTTTTCTAAAAAACTTTTACAATCATTGTTTAATTTAGAAGATGTATCCAGAATAGTTTTATGTAATTGTTTAATTTTGTGTTTCGCATAGTCTTTATTTTCAGTATGTATATTAACTAAGTGTGTGGCTCTTACTTTACTTTTCTTTGATGAAACAATAAAATCATTATTAATGTTTTTACTAATATGGTCTCTAATATCTTTATATTTACTAAGTTGAGAACCAGCCATACTATCTAGTTTATCTAGTATATCAAACTTCATAATACGTTGTAATTCTTTACGTCTTTCTGTATTTTCAGCATCTACAAAACAACTATTATCGTGTTGAACGCTAAAACTCGTATGTATAATATCTTCATAACACCCAAAATAATCTCTAATTAATTCTTTTGTCTTAATTGTATTATCTTCTTCTAAATTTTCAATAGTAGCATCACTATCATGAGTTCTATAAAATTCTAATTTAGTAGTAACTGTATTTGTTTTACCAGAACCACGCACACCTCTTTTAATAATAGTATAAGTCCATTGTCCGATAGATATATCAAGTTTAATATTAAATAAATCACTACGAATATTTAAAATATCCTTCGCTGTTCCTTTCCTTGTAAATTTATCAAATAATGTATAAATAATAATATCTAAAAGTGCAGATTTACCCAAATGATTTTGTGCTATAATACCTACAATACCTTTAAATTTTGTAAAATCAATTACATTATTGGTTCCAAAAGCAAATAAATTTGAAAATTCAAGGCGCTTTAATTTATAATGCCCTGAAAATTTATTATTAGTATAACTTGTATTACATTCTTGTAATTTTGTATTTTGTTCTATATTTATACTCATTATTTCATTAATTTCATCATCTGTAAGCATAATATCATTATTCTTATTTGTTTCGTAAATATATTCCTTAATATATTTATTTTGTAATTCTGCTGATGTAATATCAATTGTTAATGTTGATTTATTTTTTTTAGTTTTACTAGATTGACCTGTGTTTTGAGTATTTGTATTATCATTATTATTTTTATCATTATTATTATTACTATTATCATTATTACTATCATTATTATTATCATTATCATTATCAATAATACTATTAATAGAATTATTATTATAATCATTATCTTCTAAAAATTCATCATTTTGATATGAAAATTCAACAACATTATGGTTCATTTTAAGAAGTGTAATATAGTCTAGAATAAAACTTTCAGGTGTATTTTTATAAAGAATACGAACTCTAATATTTTTTGTCAAAGGACAATTGTTATAGTGAGTGTTATCTTTTGTAAGACATTGATGATTTGCTTTTTTATCATTGACATAAAGAGTGACATAGGACCAACTATTTTGTATAGATACAAATTCACCAGTTTTAGTATTTACGTTCCATTTAATTAATCCGTGATTATTAATATCTTCCCCTAAATTTTGTTGTATAAGAGATCCGGCATAGGCAATATTAGGTTTTAAAAATTGGTGTTTATGAATATCACCCAGACAAGTAATATCATAATCATCAAATGCCGAAGGAGTAATGGTTTTATTAGTATCGTCATTTAATTCTAATCCATTAAAAAGAACAGCACCATTAACACGACCATGATATAACATAATAGATGTTATATTTTGAGTTTGATTTTGATTTTGTTTTTGTTTTTTATCATAAATTAATGGTATTATTTTATTATCAAAAATAGATGCGTGATAAAACATAAGATTAGATAATTTATAAACACCAGATTCTAAAAAATAATAAATAGGGTTTGATTTTGGTAAATCAGCAATAATTGGTGTAAGAGCATCTAGACGTTCTTTATTATTCATATTAACATCATGATTTCCAGGAATAATAACTAATGGCATTAAACTAGATACGGCTTTAAGAAAATTATAAGTAAGTTGAATACATTCTGGTGATAAATCGCTTTTACTATGAAGAATATCACCAGTAATAAGAGCAATAATTGATATGTTTTTATTATTTATTTCTGCAATATTAAATAATTTTTTTTGTTCTTTAAGATAAGTTATAATATTAATAAATACTTCCTGATATTCATAATGACGTTTATATAATTGAATGTGAATATCACTAAAATGATATATATGTGTAATATGTGTAGTATACTCTTCATACACTTTATCAGGTTGTTTAGTATATTCAATAGTATTAATTATTGGTGTATTACTATTATTACTATTATTAATATTAGTAATATTAGTAATATTATTAGTAGTATCTTGAAAAGTTTCATCTTGTGTCATTAAATTAGATAATGTATTCATTCTTTCTTTTTCTTTAAGTTTTTCTTCTTTTAATAATTCTGCTTTTGTTTTCTTTTTCTCTTTAGGTTCACGCTTCTTTCTTTCTTTTTTTTCTTTTAATGATTTTTGTTTATCTTCTTGATTTTCATTATTTTCATTATTTTCATTATCGTATCCTGTTTTTTCAAATATAATATTATCTATATTTAAATTTTCATCTTCTTTTTTTGTTTTTTTTATTGTTTTAGGTTGTTTAGATTTTTTATCCATTTTTATAATAGGCTTATCCTTAAATAAACATGTGTGTTTATTAAATGATAAACCTAAAAGAGCTTTTTAAAGCCTTGAACTTATTTGACGGTTATTATTTTTAAAGTAGATATTTATTTTTAATTATTTAATTAACTAATTAATTTCAAACTATATTTTAATGTAGCATTAAAATATATACTATATAATAACGGTTAAGTTCTTTTATTATTGACTTGCGTCCTAGTATATATGGTGTTCCTTCTGTCAAATTAATAATATTTAAATTACTCTATATCAAGGCACTAAATATTAATTACTTTCTCCATTTCATTTCGGTTTTATACCTTAGGATTGAAAGCACATAAGTTTTATAAACATTAATATACGTATTGTGTTTCTATTTAAATTTTTAATGCTATATATATCAATGGAAGATAGAAAAACAGTAATATAACTTAATATTTAATAGGATATTATGTTTAAATTTAAAAATATGTAAATTTATTTTTTAGTATAAATTAAAATATACGTTATATTATTAAATAAATAAAGGATAAGCCTAATATATAAACCACAAACATTTATTTAAGAATAATCATATATATCTATAAAAAATTGAATTTAAAAAATATATTATTATAATAATATACTTCGTAAAGTTTCTATTGATTGTTGTTATATAGATTTCATAAAAATGTCTGTTTCTGCTTTGTTGCGAACTGGTAAGTTTAGTTGTGTAGATCGTGCTAAGCACGCAGCACAATTGACAGGTGCTCCCCCAGTTTCTAATCGATATGAAAAAGGCACTCAAGGGGCATTTTTCTTCTTACACTAGACACGCTGAAGTTGGTGCGTTGCTAAATTGGGTACGTTTACTTCGCCGTAAAGGTTATAAAGATGCTGATATTCGTAGAAAGTTAGGAAAGGAATGTCTTGTTGTTGTTAGAATTAATAATGATAAGAGTTCTTCAATACCTTTTAAGAATTCAGCACCTTGTAGTGAATGTATCACAAAATTACGACAATATAATATTCAAAAGATAATGTATTCTCTTGATGATGGAACATTTCATTTTGAAAGAGTGCGATCTTTGGGTGAAGGGCGTTTATCTAGTGGATCAAGAGCATTATTACGATCAACACAATAATCATTTTTTAAATATTAATATTTTTTTAGTTTATATCTATTTTTATTATTTTTATTTTTTATATTACAATAGTATTCTATTACAATAGTTTATAATTGGGCTTATCCTCTAATAAACAAACTACGCTTATTTATTAGAGGATAAGCCCAAAAATAAATAGTGATGAAAAAGTAAATACTGATGAAAAAGTAAATAGTGATGAA